GCAGTCGATGCGTTAGACGAGTTGAAGAAGGAATTGTTGGCTGGATAAACCGCCCACTGATCTCGCTGGATTCGACCCAACCCAAAATGCTGATGGGTACACCTTCGACCCTGAAAAAGCAGACCGGGCAATGAGATTCTTTGGGCTGTGCTTGCAGCACCAAAAGGGAAAGTTCGCTGGTCAACAGTTCGAGTTGCTGGAATGGCAGAAGAATCTGATTGCCACAATCTTTGGTTGGGTGGATGAGGATGGGCTTCGCAGGTTCAAACGTGTCTGGCTTGAAGTGCCCCGTAAGAATGGCAAAAGCACACTAAGTAGTGGCCTTGGTCTTTACATGCTTTTTGCTGATGGCGAAAAGGGTGCGGAAGTTGTGAGTGCTGCTTCTGACCGGGAGCAGGCTAGGATTGTGTTTGATGTCGCTGCGGGAATGGTCCGAGCTGATCCATTGCTTGCCAAGTCATCGAAGGTACTCCACAACACGATCAGGAACACGCTTACTGGCGGCACGTTCAAAGTTCTGTCTGCTGATGCTGGAACCAAGCACGGAATGAACCTATCTGGTTTGATCTTTGATGAAGTCCATACCCAGAAGAATCGTGATCTGTGGGACACCTTGCATACCAGTCAGGGCAGTAGAGAGCAACCGTTGAGCGTTGCCATCACAACAGCCGGTCACGATAGGAACAGCATTGCGTTTGAGCAGCATGACTACGCAGAGAAGGTTCGTGATGGTGTGATTGAAGATCCAAAGTTCCTGCCGGTGATCTACGCAGCCAAGTCGGGCATGGATTGGACTAGCCCAGACACCTGGAAACACGCGAATCCCAGCATCGGAACAGCGATATCAGAGGAATACTTGGCGGAAGAATGCAAGCGGGGGATTGATGTGCCAGCGTTTGCTAACTCCTTCATGCGTTTGCACCTAAACATCTGGACTGAAACAGAGACTCGATGGCTTCCGATTGAGAAGTATGACGATCTCTGTGGGGGTGAGATTGATGAGAACGAGCTGGCGAACCAGCCATGTTGGGTCGGGATTGACTTGGGAGCCACCCAAGACATGACTGCTGCGGTTGCCGTGTTTGCAACTGAGGGTGGTTCAGTGACGGTATTGCCGAAGTTCTATTTGCCTGCTGATGGTGTTATTGAGCGGGAACGCCGGTATAGGCAACCGTTTCGGCAGTGGGCCGATCAAGGCAAACTTCGATTAACACCGGGAGCCGTCACTGATTATGACTACATCTTCAATGACATCTTGGAAATGCGGGAGAAGTTTGACCTGCAAGAGTGCGCACTTGACCGTTGGAATGCAACCGACTTCGCAATCAGGATGGATCGTGAAAGCATCCCGGTCGCCTTCTTTGGACAGGGGTATGTGAGCATGAGCGCGCCAGCAAAACGATTGGAAGCATTGGTGGTCAGTGGCAAGCTCAGGCACGGCAATCACCCGGTCATGCGGCAACATGCTTCCGTGGCCTGCATCGAGACTGATCCCGCTGGCAACATCAAGCCATCCAAAAAAAGCAGCAGGCATCACAGAGAACATATTGATGGAGTCGTAGCCATGTGCATGGGACTAGGCCGAATGATGGCACATCAAGGGTCAGAAGAAACAGCATCAGACATCTATGAACAAGGGGGGTTGCGTTGCCTCTAACTGATTGGTTTAGACGGAAGCCGGAGACAGAAGAACGGCATCTTGGTACGAGCAGCAATGTGGGTCTGTTTGGACTCCCATCGACAGCGGGTGTGAGGGTTGATGAAACTTCTGCCTTGCAGTTGTCAACTGTGTATGCCTGCGTTCGCATCATCTCAGAGTCAATCGCCAGCCTTCCGGTTCATGTCCATCGCAAGACACCAAACGGAGTGCGGGAAGCAAGAGAGTTGCCACTGACCAACGTGCTTGGTCAACAGGTCAATCCTGACTTGACTGCGTTCATGTTCTTTGAACTGATGGTGTCCCATGCTTGCCTTTACGGAAACGCTTACGCGATTATTGAGCGTAACGCTCGCGGTCAGGTCACTGGGCTTGCTCCGATTGAGCCTGCGTATGTCCAGGTGAACTTGACGGAATCAGGCCGTGTGGCCTACCGCATCACATCAAACAACACTGATGTTGCATTGCCTTCAGAAGACATTCTGCACATTCGTGGCCTTGGCCCCAACGGTTTGAAAGGTTATTCACCCGTTGCTCTGGCGAGAGAAGCCATTGGTCTTGGCCTCGCATCTGAAAGATATGGTGCTGCGTACTTTGGTAATGCCGCGATGCCATCGGGTGTGTTGAGTGTGCCAGGCAAGTTGAGTGATGAGGCTTTCAACAACCTTCGTCAGTCTTGGGAAAACCTGCACCGTGGTGCGTCAAACTCTGCCCGTGTTGCCTTGCTCGAAGGTGGGATTGAGTTCAAACCACTGAGCCTTCCACCCAACGAAAGCCAGTTCCTACAGACTCGTAAGTTCCAGACGCTTGAGATTGCAAGGATGTATCGGGTTCCACCAACCCTGCTTGCTGAGTTGGATGGGTCTTCTTCCTACGGCTCGATTTACGAGTTGAACCGTGGCTTTGTCACTCACACCCTAACCCCTTGGGCTAGACGGATTGAGAACGAGCTGGAGAGCAAACTGCTACCGAATGCTGACTACAAGATTACGTTCCATTTTGAAGAGATGTTGCGTGGTGACTTGGAGAGCAGATTCCGTGCGTATCAGTTGGCACGACAGGCTGGCTTCTTGTCGATCAATGATATCCGTAGAGCAGAACAACTAGATCCAATCGGCGAGAATGGTGATGACTATCTCAGCCCATTGAATATGGAGAGATTGCAGCCTGGTCGGGCTACGTCTGAAAGAAGCATTGAACACCGTTCATTTGATCCTGCTGACCGTCAACGCATTGTTGATTCATTTAAACCTACCCTGCTTGATTCACTCTCCGAAATGGTCGAACTTGAGATTGATGCAGTCGAGCAATATCGGGAAAAAGGGCTTGAGCCTATTTTGAGATGGGCGAGCCGGTACTTCGCGTCTGAGTATCAACGTCAACTATTCACAATCATCTTGCCTGCTATTCGCAAATTCGCTTCACAACTTCATTCAAGTGCGATTGCAGAAGTGGGTGAGATGGATGCGATCAAGGACGAAGTTCTGCGGAACATTGCTGACAGATTCACAATCAGACGGTCTGTGCGTGCTAGAAGCAATCTCCAGTCAGAGGACATTGATCGTGTTCTTGAAATCTGGAGAGAAGAGAAGGCTGAAACAATTCTGGACTCCGAAATGCGCAGGCTCGAAGGTGCTTTGATGCTTGAGTTCTATCGCAATGCAGGGGTGGAAGAAGTTCAGTGGGTCAACGGTCCAGGTCAAAAGTGGTCATCTCTCGAAGGTAGGCGTGTCCCTACTGGTGAGCCTTTTGTTCTGCGGGGCGAAACTGTCGTGTCTGATGATGGGGAAGAGTACGAAGCCCGAACTGATATTCGACACAGCCCACTAAACAGCAGCGACAACAGCACGATCAGGGCGGTTCGTAATGGCGACTGACTTTCCAAACAAGGGAGATGACAAAAAGATTTCGCTTCGCAACTCGGAGCATCCACAGTTTGACCGTGCTTGGGCTGAAAGATTGAAGTCCGACCATCCAGATGTATGGCGAGCTGGTGGCAACATCCGTGGGAATGAGGCTTTCAACCTGTGGGGCAAAGCCCGTAATGGGTCTGAGACAGAAGCAGTTCTTGATTGGATCAAAGAGCGAGAAGCGTGGATTGCACGGCACTTCCAAGATGGTGCGCAGTTCAAGAGTGGCAAATCACCGACCCTCTCATCAATCGCAGGCGTTGTGGCCCAAATCAAGTGGGGAACGATTGGGACGTTGGGCGAAGGCAAGATGAAGGAAGTGGTGAACGAAGTCATTGCCAAGCGTGAAAACCGGGCAGAAGTGTCGGCCAGGATTGAGAAGGCACTGAAACGCAAGGTGGAAGAACATAACGAAGAGTACGGAGACGATCCACGCAAGCGGGCCACTTACCGCATGTTGGAAGCCTGTTTCAAACGTGGTGTTGGTGCTTACAAGACCAATCCGCAGAGCGTTAGACCAAGCGTAACCAGTGCCGACCAATGGGCTTTGGCCCGTGTAAATGGCCTGCTTTATGCCCTGCGGAACTTGAGATTCCGAAGAACTAAGTACGACACCGATTTATTGCCAAAAGAACACCCACTTTCGTCTAAGGGGAAAAACAGTATGCCTGAAAATATGAACGATGAACAACGTGAGCGAGTGGGAGAAGATAAATACACCACTCAGGAAGAAGCAGTAGACCGAGCAGAGGCTATCGGTTGCAGTGGCTTTCACTCTATGACAGAAGATGGTCAGGAAATTTTCATGCCTTGCGAATCGCATGAGGAATACTTGAAAACCATGTCAGAAGAGTCTGAGTCAGAAGAGCCAGCAGATTCAGCCCCGTCAGAACCTAACTACAACAGGTCAGAAGACAGATTCTATGAATCTCGTGCTTTGCAGAACATTGAGCTGAACGATGAGGATGATGAAGATGACAAGTTGCCAACCATTGTTGGTTATGCAGCAAAGTTTGACTCTGACTCGCAAGACTTGGGTGGGTTCATCGAGCGTATTGATCGCAACGCCTTTGACCGAGCGTTGGAAGAACGACACGATGTTCGTGCTTTGGTCGATCACGACTCAAGCAAAATCATTGGTCGTAGTGCTTCTGGAACGCTCCGCATGTCTACTGACGATGTTGGGTTGCGGGTTGAGATCGACCCTGCAAACACTCAGGCTGGACGGGATGTGGTCGAATCTATCAAGCGTGGTGACATTGATGGAATGTCATTTGGCTTCCAAGTCATTCGTGATGCCTGGGCCGAACGAGATGGTAAAGCACTGCGAACTATCCACGATCTGAGTCTCAAAGACGTATCGACCGTGAGTTTCCCTGCCTATCCAGCAACAGAAGTTGCACTGCGATCACTTGACCGACAACTTAACCGCAGGGACGGAAATGGCTTGAGCGTGAGCCTTGCGATGGCTCGCCTGCGACTCCAAGAACTTGAATGACCGAAAACAATTCAGCCGACTGGCTACGCAACTGCGTGGGGCAACTGCCCAAGTTTTCTTTCCACACACATAGAACTCCAAATAAGGGGAATTGTCTTGAAAATTAATGAATTGAAAGAAGAGCGCGCAGGGCTTATCGCCAAATCGCGTGCAATCCTTGATGGTGCTGACCAAGAAGGTCGCTCCGTCTTGAACGCTGACGAGCAAACTCGGTTTGAAAATCTCGAAGGTGAGATTGAACAACTGGGTCGTTCCATCGAGCAACGTCAGTCACTCGACAAGTTGGAAGCAGCTCAGGCCGCTGTTGAAGTCACCGCAGAAGTGCATAACCGAGAAGTCACTCGTGACTCTGGTGAGTACCGCAGTGCTTTCTTGAAGGCTATGGCTGGTGGCAACCTGTCGGCTGATGAGTCTCGTGCTTTGTCCATCGGAACCAACTCTGCTGGTGGCTTCTTGGCTACCACCACGATTGAGCAACAAATTGTTGAACTCCGTCAAGAATTGAACTGGATGCGTCAAGCAGCAACCACGATGACCGTTGGCAATCAAACTGCCTTCGCCATCGAATCCGATGTTGGAGCGGCAACCTACAAGGCTGAAAACTCATCAATTGATGATGATGACCACGCCTTTGCACAAACTTCATTCTTCCCACGCCGACTCGGACGGATTATGAAGATCAGCAATCAGTTGCTCCGCTTCAACGGAACCTTCTCTGAGGGTCAACTCGAATCTTACATCTCTAATTCCTTCGCAAAGCAGTTCGCTTCTGTCGAACTCCAGAAGTTCTTGGTCGGTGCGGGTTCTGGTTCAAACGAGCCAACGGGTATCTTCAACAGTGCGACCAGTGGTGTAGACGCTGCTGGCACGACCACCTTTACCGCAGATGAGATTATTGATCTCTTCTACTCCGTGGCGAAGGAATATCGTGCTGCACCGGGAGCCGGTTGGATCTTCTCCCCAGAAGCAACCAAGATTCTTCGTAAGTTGACGGACAGCAACGGTCAGTACCTCTTGACTCCAGGTTTGGGTGCTGCACCTGACACCCTGCTTGGCAAGCCAATGTATGAGTCCGACTTCGTTGCAGCAGTTGCGGCTGATGCTACCCCAGTTGGCTTTGGTGACTTGTCCTACTACTACATCGTGGACTTTGGTGGGTTTGAATTTACTTCACTCCCAGAACTCTACGCAGCCAACGACCAAGTTGGTGTGAAGGGTATTGCCTATAATGATGGCAACCGTATGCTCGACGCAGCATTCAAAGTTATGACAATGGCTTCTTCCTAAAGCCATACAAGTTCCGGAGTCTAGGGGGGAAACCCTCTAGGCTCTTTTATGTCTC